CTCTACGAATCTCAATAACACCATCCTTGTCAATGCCACCATCTTCTTTATACTTAACGGCAATTCTCTTAGGATCAACATTTGTTATTGGTTCGGACTTAGGAATCTTAATATCTAATTTGGGATCAATAATAGTATCGGATACCGGACGAATATCAAATCGATGATTATAGAGTTCTTTGTAATCCATTCCAGGAGGCATCAAACATTTAATTGTGGTCTGATAGTTTGTACCCATCTGATCTATATAAATGTTCGCTTCTTTGTAGCCCTTAACTTTAAGGATCTCAAGAGCAGTGGCCATCTTAGATGACTTGATGCCAAGAGCAATCTCAGTACCTTTACCAATATCAACATACTTGTTCTTGTCTACAAAATCGGCAATGATGTCAGCAGCATCCTTGGATCTTTCCATTCTCTCTTTACGACCTTCGTCAAGAAGGGAACGAATAGAAGATTCATTTCTACCCATTCTTCTGCCGATCTCAGAGACAGAATATCCTTTTGCTTTAAGAGCTTCTGCTCTCTTTACCTGTAATGCTCTTTCTTCATCTTTACCAATAGACTTAATAGCCTTAAGTCTGTTCTGTGAGATCTCCCACTGTTCACAGATCTCTTTGTCTGTAAAGCCTTCCTGATGAAGCTGTCTGTAGACATTGTAGATGTTCTTGTTTCTCTGAGGTTTCTTTCCAGAACCCCAAGGATAACGGCCGCTTCTACGAGGCATGCCGTAATGCTTAAGAAATTTACCTTCACCTTTGCGGTCATGATTAAATTTCATAACGGCCATCCTCCTTATACTTTTCAAGCAACCGATCGAACGTCTTTATCTTGTCCATAACAGGAAGAATATCCTCTGCAGTTGGGTATTCTTCTGTATAATCTCCGAACTGATAGATCCTTGTCTGAATATCAATGCGGCCAGGAGCCACTTCATACTCCAAACAAAAAAGAGCAGCGTATACATACAACTGCTCCATTGAAACTTTACCATTTCCAGTTTTCAGATCGAAGATTCTCAAAAGATTCTTTTTGTAAGAGATTGCGTCTGCTGTACCAAAACAGTTGTTACTGTAATACAGAACCTGTTCTGGTCTCATTCTTGCCTGTACGCAATCATTCACATAAAGCTTCCATGTTTCAAACAGATTGTTAATATCAATACTGTTTGCTGGTATGTTGTGTTCTAAGAGGTGAACAAACAAACCTGTTTTGTCTCCTGCTTTTGCTTTCTGCCCCCAACGAATGTAACCTTTAGCGTAGTCGTGAGACAAAGTGCCAATAGCCTGAGCATAGCGTCTTTTATATGACTCAAACAATTTGTCAACATCGTAGTTAAGCCACGAATGCTGACTAGCTCCTAAGACGGCGTGATCGCCATCCTTTACGTCTTTTGAATGATTGTTCCAAATCATCTAAAACGTCCTCCTTGTTCTCGGGAAATATAAAGGCCGCAAAACTCATATCATCCATAAGATCTACATAGTAATCTTGATTTGGTCTGTGCGGCGATTTCTCAGATCGTTTTACTTCAAGAGCAGCCCATTTGTTTTCGTATAATATCAATAAGTCTGGAATGCCCTGAATGTAAGAAGAGTCATTCTTCATAACTATGCAACCTGGAAACCGTTCTTTAATCTCCTTAATCAAACTTGACTGAAACTTGCTTTCGCGCATAGGTCTCCTTAAAAACAAAAATAGTAACTAAAATTAGTTACTATATTCCTTCTCTCCATATATAGCGAGAAAATCTGCGCGAATTTTTAAAAAGAAAGGAGGCTGTCGCTTAAGTGAAATGTCTCCTTAAGTACGCAGCCTCATTAAACTTTTTCTTATTCTTAAGAGCTTTTGCTATTGCCAGATCAATTGGGGCATAACTCTTAAGATGGTAGAAATATAAATGCTCATATGGAGTGTTAAGTCTGTCTATTCTCCCAGCAGCCTGCACCATCATTTTGTAACTATAGTTCTGACTAAAGAAAACTATAGTGTCAGTGCTGATGCAGTTCCAACCTTCGGAACCAGCATTATACTGTACAAGGTAGCACCATCGTTCTCCTGACGGAACGTCTGTGTGCGTATTACCATTCCATTCTCCATATACAATTCCCTTTCGCTCGCAAAGCCCTCTAATGGCGTAGAGCTCATAATTGAAGTTGTAGAATATAATGGATCTGGCATGCTCATCAAGAAGTCCATCAAGTCTACGAAGTCTACTATCATCTGAATTCACAACCTTCCTCATACAATAGAATAATGCCGATGGCTCTGCTATTGGCTCATCATTAAACGGATCCCATCGATCTCGCCATACCCTGAGATACATCTTTCGATCATACTCGCACTTAATATCAATGTGATGTGAAACCGTTCGTTTCTCATATGGCATGGTGACAAGAACTTCGTCTCTGTACTTCTCAAGTAGATCAGTATCAACATACCTTTCGATCTTTGGGTATTTCGTAAATCTACTGTACACAGCGTGCATTGCACAGAACTCAGTTTCGTTTCGATAGAATCCATTTGCTATGAAGACTGGAATGTAGTCAGACCAAGTATCGCCAGGTGTAGCACTAAGAAGTATCCATTTGTTTCTCCTTGTTATCTTAAGGAAAGCTTTAACCCATGCACCAGAACCTACAACTCTCTGCTCATCAAATATAAAGAATGCACCATTAACTTTTGTGTATTTCTTTATGTTATTCCACGAATCGACAATCACTTTGTCTATATGGAACAAACAGCATTCTTGTTGCCACTCAAGAGTATCTCGTTTCTTGGCCGTAGTTATTATGTACAGATGGCAAGGCTTCTTTGGTAAAGAGAATTTTCCTTTTCCATCGATCTTCAGCGTACCACCACAAAACATATGATAGTACGCCAAAGCTGTTCTACTCTTACCAGAACCAACACCACCACACAAGATACAACCATTGTGCATCTTCTTTAACGCTTCAAGTTGGTGACTGTATAATGGTTCCATACAAATATCAATGTCCTATATTCACTGTTATATTGCTGTTATATTATGTTTTAGAACGGATTCTCCTCGTCTTCCTCGTCATCTTCCATGTACTCACGAAGCTCGTCATCCAGCTCATCTTCCTCGACATACACATTCATTGCATCGAGGATTGCTGCTGCGCCGTAGTTACCGGACTCATCCCACACATAAGGACGAACACGAACTGTCATGTGCTCAATAGACGCTGCATCGAGTGTAGCGATCGTAGCTGCATCGAGTTCTGTAACTTTCTTTCCGATAATCATGTTAACTGCCGGCGGACGCTTGGAATCAAAATTAGCCGTAACCTTAAGATACGGGATCGGCTCAATATCTTCCGGAGCATCTTCCCTTACTTTGGTCCAACGAATGTACCAGCCATCCTCGTCAAGCTCCTTGGCCAGAACCGGATCAAGCTTAATGGCAAAATTAGGTCTCTTATCTTTCGGATTGAACTTGTTCTCACCCCGGAAGTTCCTGAAATATAAATCTGTTCTGCTAAGACCTTTAAAAGTTCTCTTATCAATCCACTTACTCATGTGTTCTCCTCCTTTTACTTAAATGGTATCTCTTCAACAGTCATTCCTTTTGGTAAACAAGGAATGTTCATAAAATCCGGAAGTGGCTCCGGAGAGACATCGTCGCTCAAGAACCACTCCACATCACCGTATTTAGACATAGACTTAATAGCATCTTCAACCAAACTCTCATGATACGAAATATCAATGTTCGATAAATCCTTTCTATCATAAGACTCAGCCTCAAGCCATCTATGTCCACTTGTTCCTGTAGCAAAAGCAAACGAATTACCATTCTGTCGCATGAGTAATCCGCCTCCCCGCTTAACAGGTATAAACAGACCAACTCGTCCGACAAACTGATAATCGTGTCCTTTTGCTATTTCATCTTTTAACCGATCTCTGGCCAAAGAAATATCAATATCCGTTGTATTCTCAAATGTTTCACCAACATCGATCTCACCAATGACATGTTTCTTCTGCCATTTCTTCTTCAGTTTGTCCAATTCCTTTTCAGCCATTGTCACATCTGGTAAGTCCTCATTCATATCCAAATATAAAGCTGATGTTGCGGACTTAGTTTCTGTGTAATCACGAAACTCTAGATTCTCATGACTGAACATTGTCTTAAAGACATAAGGCTGGGCAAACTGTGCGCCAGTAGCATCCCAAGGCATACCCTTCTTAACCGCTTTACTGTTCTTACCAGGTACATAGCCATACATATGCTCGCACTTCTCCGGATCCGCATACTTTGCAATATAAACAGCGTTGTTCACTAAGCACATCTTCTCATATGTACTCTCATGCTCAAACGTATATCCATACTGCTTTCCGTAATCCATAACGAACTTAATGATCTCAGGAGTCGCTTCCGGAATCTTGATAGAGTCGGTCTTAATGTGAGCCACAGTATATCCACGATCCTGAACCTCATGTTTGAGATTGATCATGAACAGAGCTCCACGCTTAGCGACAATATTATCAATATTACGCTTATCTCTGAACTTGTTATCAAACTTAGCCGATGTTAAACCATAGACTGAGTTAATAACCGTCTTCAGCGCATTGGACAAATCTCCAGCCTGTGACTCGTCATCCAGATACGGAGCCAGCTTACCGTCAAGTATCTTTCTCGCTTTCTCCCATTCGCCATGCTTTATGAGAACTCGAGCATTCTTAATATCAACGAACCTCTGTGTATACATGTCGCCAAAGAGATTGAGAGCCTCAATACTTGAAGGATGCATCGACGCAACATCAAGAACGACACAATTCGTATACATTCCGGGCTCCGCATACACATACCCACCTTCTCCTGGATCCTCATCTCTGTATGACGACACATACTTCTTCTGCTCTTTGTCGAACTTAAACTCATAGCCCGGAAAGAGATCAGCAAGATTCGTGTAGATAAACTGACTCTGAGGATTGGGATCATTGCCAAATATAATTTTCGTAGAATGCTGGTTTGTTGTATCGTTTACTGTCAAACCACTTAACTCTGCAAGAATCTGTCTGGCAGTCCAATCACCTTTCAAATGATGGAACACTGCTTCTGTCGCAATAACATCGTTATCGCAGTACTCTGCAACTTTGTCCCACAACTCTTCAGGCACTGGCTGATCCCAAGGAAGGCCAAGTTCCTGGTGATGAATATCAAGCTCTATTTCGAACTTCTTAAGACTCTTCTTGTTTCCGGCTGACGCAAAGTCATACACATCTGTGTAAGACAAGTTGTACGCCTCGCCAAAGAATCCTGTATGTTCGATAATCATCCTCTGACTCAATTTGTAAAGCTGCTCAATTGTATAGCCCATAGCAGCCGCATACAACATATGATTGTCGTACTTGCGGTTATTGAATCCTATAAGCTTGTACTTAAATAGACTCTCAATATCATGAGCATCCGGATTGATCATTCTGTGAACCTGATCCACACCATCTACCTTCCAATTAACTAGAAACAGATTGGGAAAGACCTCGATGTCGAAGAATACAAATCGATCATCTACATCATAGGCCTCATAATTAGTACTCGGCTCATCGCTCTTGAAATGCATCTCTGTACACTTCTTGAGACAATAGTCGGACTGGTTATTACTCTTACCTGCAAAACTGATTACTGCTCCTTGTAAATCACTTACGTCATACTTAACGCCATCCTCATAAGCCTGCTGAAGAAGATCGTAAATATAATCCACAGATGGTTTAGTATTCGCATGATACTCTTTGTTGAGATTCTTAATGATCATACGCCTCAACATACGCTCATTCTTAATCCCATTCCAGTTAACCGTTTTTCTCACCTCCTTCAACGGGAGGCTACCAGTAAAGGTTGCTATTGGAATATCATTACATTTAGTTAGCCGTCTGCGTAACGAAGCTCCTCCCGTAAACACCTTAACTTCAATATCCTTGTCAATTAATCTTGCAAGTTTAGTCGGATCGCCAGGATATAAATAGTGGAGATGTATTCCAGCACCACCTTTACTAAGTTCTGCGTATGTCGCAGGAAAACGAGTAGCAGCCTTCCAGTTCAAAAGGAACGACTTCTGGCCAGTCTCATCCTTAAGATCCAGATCGATTACTATGTGATTCTCCGGAACCTTAACATAGTGCACTTTGTGTGTGTCTATGTCTCGCAGATACGTAGTTACCTCAGCCCAAGGTTTTACTGGCTTTTCTGTTCTGCCAGCTAACTGAGCCAAACACCCGGCACAGAGAATATCAAAAAGTGACTTAGCGCAATCAAACCTAAGCCAACTATCCTCAACCTCTGGCTCCTCGACATCTCCATCTTCATCAGTTTCTACGGTCCTCTCATCCTCAGTTTCTCCTCCCTTCTCCTCGTACCCAAACTTCCAGTACTTAAAACCAGAGTAATAGTTGTAAATGTGTTTTCCATCTACTCTGGTTTCTTTCTTGTAAATATCAAAGTAATCCATAAGCTGGTTCTTTACCATTAACCGATTCATGCTGAATTTCAAACCAGCCTGGATTACATACTCCTGATACCGCTTCCAAACTTCCATAAGTGTTACAAAATTCTGACTCTTCAACCAACCATACTGATCATCCAGGAAGTCATAGAAATAATTAGTTGCAGCCATCATTCTCGATGGGACATAATTCTCGTAATAATCCTCGCCCATTTCTTCGAAGACCTTAATACAGTGATAGGCTATAGCGCCGAGTTCATACTTCATACCTTTGAGGTATTTGCGATACG